CATATTAGTAAATTCTTTTTTCTCTGCCCAACCTGAATCACTTACACAGTCAACCCACTCAACTCTGTATTTGTCATAAGGTAATGTTTGAGAATCTTTAGAGAAAGATATTTTCTTTTTAGTGTAACGTTTTTTTGTCATCTACAGCCCATATAAAAGTTGAATGATCATTTTCTTCTAATGCATCCATGATGTTAGCAGGTACGTTATGTCCTTCTTCATCAAATACTAATTGTAGATACGTACTGTAAATAATTGCAAGAGCCATTGCGTCTGCAGCTCTAACTGACATACCAGGATTTTGGCCTTTTATAAAGTCTCCAATAGCTTCTGGTTTTACGTTAGTTAGAAATACTTCAGAATAAGGTTTTTTGCTTTTAGGAAACTTTAAAATCTTAGTCATATTTACGTACCTCTGGCGAGGATATCCTTATTAGTTATTTGGGTTGCAGTAGAAAATCAATGTTATTTTGTATCTTAGGTACAAGTTCATCGTACACAGTACGCCATAACATAGAATCATCATAAAAAAAGTTCTTATTTTTCCACATATTGTGGTAATGATCATAAAATCTACGACATATTTCAATAGCATCTATGTCTAATTTTATCCAAAAATCTTTTTCACTCATACCATTTGTATGTAATAAATGATGATGAGGATAGCAAAGAGGAACAGTATACTGATCTCCAACTTTTTGAGAGAAACCTCTAGGCATAGCAAAAGTAACATGATGAGCTTGGCATCTTGTGTCCTGGCAAAGTATGCAAGGATTAGATGCTACCCATTTTAGGTACTCTTTGTCTTTGATTCTTTGTGCCTTGTCCTCTGATAGTATTGTGCACTTTTTTGTAGCCATAATAAATTGCTAAACTAGATAGTCCTTCGTGTACGTTGTTAGATGCTCTGCGTTCTGACATACTTAACATATGTGCTATCTCAATAATACCAAAATTAAAATGACAAAACAACTTCATAATATTAGAAAGTTTTTTGCCTATTTCATCATCAACATCTTTGACTGCAAGAGCAGCACCAAGAGATGATGTAATAAAATCTGTGTTAGCACCATCAATACGTTCTTTAAGAACATTGCCAGTTCCACCACCTTGGAGCTCACACATAAGACGATACCTAGATCCAGCTTCATATTCTTCAATAGATATGAGCTTACGATGAAACATATACATTAAACGAGATTCACGTATATTCATCCATACTTTACGTTTGTCTAAAATTGTAGATATTAATTCAGGTTTTTCAATCTGACGCATAAGATACTTTATAATTTTCTATTGCATTATCAACAAAAGATCTAAATTTTTTGTTTTTATTGTATAGATTATTAAGTCTATAAACTCTGTTTTTTTTACAATTATGTAAACGAGCAATAGTGCTCTTACACCCATACACTTGTGTAGGGTGCAATAGCCAACAAAGTAAAATACATAAATTATATATTTTATAATCATTGCTATTATTAACTGTTTTTTTACCTTTTAATATATCTAAAGATACATTATAAGATGAGCTACAATACTTTTGAATACGATTAACCATAAGGAGATAAATATGAAGATTGAATATAGACATAGTGCTTCAAAAACTAATACATTTATTGACAGTCCACCTCGTTGGATTATTGACAATTTGTATGATTTCGAATCACAACCGAATGCAAGAATGATAATGGGTAGTACTGCAGAAGATGCAGCAGATCATGCTTTGCAAAACCAAATCACTGATGAAGAAGTTATCATAGATTATGCTAAAAATCTATACACTACTAAATATAAAGGTGATGCAACTGATGATGAATGTTTGTGGTCAGGTATAATAGCTACACAGTTTGTTAAAGAATTACCTCAATTTGGTAAAATTGTTTCTTGGCAAAATGAATTGCAAATACCTGGTGATAAATATGGTCTAACCTATGATGTTATAGGTAAAACTGATTTTGAGTTTGAAAATGTTATTATTGATACTAAAGCTACTGCTTATATCAAAAGACTCAAAAATGGCAGTATTGATAGCAGATGGTACCCAAAAGCTGCTGATATGCGTCAACAAGCTCTGTACAAGGATCTTTTCAATAAACCGACTGCTTTACTCTATTGTTCTTACAAAGACGTTTACAGCGTGGATATGGAGGAAAGAGAGGGCTATTTAGAGCCTATGCTACAAGCTATGCATAATATTGAGCATATCTTGAATATAGCTAAAACTAAAGAAGATGTAGTCAAAATGTACCCATTAGTTATGGATAACTTCAGATGGGGTAAACATGATGATGATCCAACCAAAGTCTTTGCAAAAAAGATTTGGCAAAAAGCATTTAATTAGTATAATACTAAGCAATGCAAAAGTTTGGAAATATAATAAAACAAATAAATAGGAGAACCAATATGGAAACCGAGACGTTTGAATGCTCATTTAAAAAAGCATTTGAGAAAGACGATGGTCAAGTTACTGTTTACATCACTAAAGATGATGGCAGTGATATGACAATCTATGGTGAGGCTTTAGGCTCATCTAGATGGCAAAAGGGAGATCGATTAAAAATTGCAGCCCAACCTGTTAGAACAAGTAAGACAGGTAAACAATACCAAACAGCTAGTATGATAGAAAATCTAAGTGGAGATTCTTCTGCAGCACCTGCAACTAATATGGTTAGTTCAAGTGGTGTACAAGCTGTTAGAAATATTAATGATCAATTTTCAGAAAAATATAGATTGACTATGAGTAATCTTATAGGATCTTATATGTCTGGTGGTAAGATACCAACTGAATCAGAGTTTCAACAAATTGATAACCTGGTTAGAAAGGTATTAGAAGCAAAAGCTAATAGTGTTGATGAAATGCTATCAGATGATGCACCATTTTAACAATTTCTTATCTCCCTCGAGTTAGAAAACTAGGCATTGCTAGAGAGTGGTTAAAGACCCATTTAGCAGTGCCTTTTTAATTTAAGGACAATTATGGAATTAATAATATACAATGATGGAATATATCATCTTCTTGAAGTAACTAAAGAAATGACAGTTAATTTAAAAATATTTAACCAAGTAGATTGTTTTAATTTGTGTGATGTATTGAGATTACATTTAAGTACATATTCTGATACTCTTAATGCTCATGTTATGCATGATGGGAGTGGAGATTTATTTGGATGTATTTGTTCAAATTAGAACTAGAAATGATGGGTATAAACACTTATAACAATGAATACTTGGTAAACAAATTATATAAATTATATTTAAGAAAGGATAAACATGATTACAGAAAAGAGATTGGAAGACTCCTTAAAATTTCTATCGGACACAGACGAGGAAAATGCTGAAGCTAATGCTCAAGTTAAGTATTTGGATAGGCTTCTTAAAAGAAAGAAAGCTCTCCATATCACTGGTAATTCAGTTGATAAGAGTATCTCTGCCAAAGAACAAGCATACTATGGAAGCGAAATATATGAGACTGCTATACGAGAATTATTTGAAGCAGAGGTTAAAGCAAGTACACTTGAGAATAAAAGAGACAAAGAAGGTCTTATCATCGACTTATTTAGAACACTAGAAGCAAGTAGACGTAAAAACAATATATGATTTATAAGTTTAAGAAATGGGTTATACTTCCTGCTTATACAGAAATATTTGTTAATGCAACGTCAGACGAAGAAGCATTAAAGATATTAAATGCTATAGATCCTACAACTTTAAACTGGCAAGAAGCTGACTCAGTAGAGCAGCGAATGACATATGAAGTTATAGATGAAAAGTCCTGAGAGATATTTATTTAGAGCAGTACTTAGTCAAGCAATTCATGATGCTATGTATAATGGTTTAGATAAATATTATCTTATAGATAAACGTAATGCTATAGATTGGCTTATAGGTAATTCAGTAGACTTTAGAACTATATGCCATTATGCAGAAATAGATCCTGATATGGCTTGTAGAAAATTTACTGCAGCAATGAAGTTAGATTTATATACTTTAAAAGACAATCAACATAGAGTGTTGAACAAACCAAGAAAACAATATAAACATAAAGATAAATTTAGGTTAACTTTTTAATGACACATAAGGATATATTTAAAGATATGACATACGATACATTAAATAAACAGGTAGATGGAGATCACTATAAATCAATGAACATTCAACCTGCACATTTTATAAATGAGAACAAATTACAATATGCTGAAGGCAATGCTATTAAATATATATGTAGACACCAAAAGAAAGGTAAGCGTAAGGATATAGAAAAAGCTATCCATTATTTAGAAATGATCATAGAAAGAGATTATAGTTAATCTAATATAAGTTTTTTTATTGATTGAGAACCATCTATATTATTTTCTAACTCTGCCATAGATTTAATACATCTATATTCTACATTATTAGAAACATCTCTATTAGCAACTCTTTTGCCTTTTAAACAAGTACTTAAATCAGGCTGCAATCTTGCTTCCTTAATTTCATTGTTTACTAACATAAGTAAAGCTATAACCATTTGTTCCATTAGTGTGTTCCATTTCCATTTGCTCTAACTTTATCTTTAAGATTTTCTAGAGCTTGTTTAATTTTTTCTATGTCTTTCATAGCATAATTAATATTAACATTATTGTTTCTCATTGTTTCCATTTCTTTTTGAACATTTTCTACTTGAGTAGAGATATGTTCTAATAACATAAACTGTTCCTGGTCAGTTGGTAACTGCTCTGACTTTTTAAGTAAATCAGCTTGGAATAATTCTCTGCTGGTTTCTAAGCTGGTAAGTCTAGCTGTTACTTCTGTATATGCAAATATACCCATAGCTACTGCAACAATTATACCAACCATATTTTTTATTGGCATACTTACTGATGTATTTTCACTAACTTTCATTTTGCAATTTTACCTTTATTAATACCTTTTTTAATTACATAATCTCTTGTACCATGAGCTCCTATTTCAACTTCTTTTTTAAGATGTTTAAACAGTCTCATTTCTTTTTCTTTGTATTCTGTTTTTTTCACGTGCTGTTCTAGCAACTTTGTGTCTCTCATTATTCCCCCAAAAAGGTAACATATGCCCTGAATTTTTAAAACATTTAACACAAGAGTATTCTTGTTGAACAATCATATATGGTTCGCTAGTAAAAATATCTTTACTGCACCATTTGCAGTTGCCTACTTTATTCTGATTGTTTTTTTGCATTGATTTCATCGTTAGCTTTATCTAAGTCTTGAGCTGTATACTCAAGTTTTTGTAAAGATCTTTTTAGTGCTGCATCTTTTGATTTACATGCATCTTCTAATTCTGAAATCTGTGCTTTAAGAACACGAACCTGTTCTTTATACTCGTTAATAATATCTTGGTAATCTGCTCTATCCATAACTATTTAGGTTTACGCATTATGTCAGCACCTTTAAGACCATAAATGGCACTAACTATTCCTATAAATATTGCCTGATACCAGTAGGGCAATTGTTTAAAATATTCAAAAAATAAATCTAATCTAGTACGAATCTCAGGATCGTCAGTGAAAATAGAGTACACCAATACAATGATAGGCAAAGATACGAGAACAAGGACAAATTCATCTTTCCAACCTTTATCATTACTCTCAATAATTTTCGCTTTATATTCAATTTCACCTTTCGCCATACGTTCAGCATGATGTGCTTGTGCGTCTGACATCATTCTTTTTGTTTTTTGTTTATTTTGGTATATATGACTAGCAGTCTTTACACCCA